CCCGTGTAGGTGCCGGCCATGATCTGGCCCTTGGCCACACCGTTGACGGTGAACATCGGGTGCAGGCCAGAGGGCAGGCCTGCGTCCACATCGGGGCCATTGAAGGCGCCGATGATATTCATGAAAGTGGGTTGGTTCAGCGCGGTGTAGAGAACGGTCTGCGCGCCGCCGCTGGCGGCCTCGATGCTCATGCGCAGGGAGTCGGGGACGGAAATAGTGAGGGACATGATGGTTCCTTAAGGTGCGGGTGCGGGAGTGGGCGCTGTCGTGTCGGGCAGCGGGAAGAGTGTCAACGTCGTCTGGCCGGCGTGGCAGGCCAGCACGGCGGCGATCACCGGCGGCGTGCCGGGCTCGAACTGCAGCGCGCTGCCGGTCCAGTAGACGGTGTCAGAGTTGCTGTTCGGCCGTGGCAGGGTCGGCAGCGTGAGCGTCGATTCCTCGTAGGCCAGCGTGACATAGCCGGGCGTTTCGGTGGCGTCTGCGATCGGCGCAGTGCCTTCGGGTCGGATGATTTCCATGATGATTCCTTATTGAGCGGTGGGGAAAATGGTTTTCCAGCGCAGGCTGGCGCTGGTGGCAGATCCGGTGATGGCGAGAACAAATCCGTTTGTGGCGCGGCTTTGCACCTGAATTTGCCCCTCAGCTCCGAGGAATGGTGCGGCGCTGTCGCACTCGACGACCACCTGGTAATTGGCATTCAGGTATGCCCTTGGCAGGGTGACGGCCACTGAGGCGTAGGTGCGCGTGAATTCATTGCTGGCAGACTGGGTGACTGTGCAGGTGCCGGTCTGCGTTTTGTAGGCGCTGACGTCATCGATGCGGCGCTGCGCCAGTGCTGCCAGGTCAACCGCGGCGGCAAGCCCATAGGCCAACTGGACGACGGTCGCGGAAACTGCCGCGTCTGCCACAGCGCCGGCCGCCTTGGCAGTGGCGTCCGCTGCAGCGGCGGTCAGCACCGAGCTGTTGGCGGTTGCCTGAGCGGTGCTGACGGGCTTGGCACTATCGGCTGTGTTGTCGACGTTGCTCAGACCGACGTCGGCCTTGACTATTCCGGTTGGCGATGTGATCGCCGGTGCCGTCAGGGTCTTGTTGGTCAGTGTGGTGGCGACTGAGTCAAAGTAGGACTTGAGGAACGCTTTCAGGTCGGTGAACGTCAGCCAGCGGCCGGTGCCTGTCACCACATCCCTGATGGCGACCTTGTCGGTGTCGACTGGCGGCGTCTTGTCGGCAACCGTCAGCAGGAAGGCGTTGGAGTTGGTCGCAGCGTAATCGTTGACCAGGGCGGCGGCCTGGTTGGCCAGGTCGCGGATGTAGGACTGCGTCGGGATGATGGCGTAGGCCTGCGCCGACGCATTGGCACCCAGGTAAGCTGGGCTGATCGTCAGGGCAACGCCTGAGACCACAGCCACGATTTCATAGATCTTGCCGTCAGGCCCCAGAAGGCCCTCGCCTGCTGCCGTTCCGCTGATGAAGTCGGTGCCGCTTCCGGTGACGGTGGTGCTGCCGTTGGTGACGGAAATGGTTCCCGTTCGATACCATGATGTCATGTTGTTGCTCCTTAAATGGGTTCGGTTGGCCACGTCACGTTTGACGGGTCGGGTTGGTTGGTGATGTCGCGCAGGGCTTGCCGGTATGAGGTCCAGGCCGATTGCGTTGCACCTGGTACGTCGGGCAACTGCGTCCAGTCCGATGCAGCCAGTAGGACATTGCGCTGTACACGCACGGCTGCCCACAGGTCGTCAGGCGTGCGGGGATCGATCCACCGCTTGGTGGCGTAATCAAACTGGTGAAAGATCGAGGGCTTGGCAGGCTTTTGGACGATCGCGCCGCCATCAAAATAAACTTGGTCGGGCCAGTACCCGGTCTCATCGAGGACAAAGAAACTGGAGCCATTCATCTCGGCGATGGCTTGAGCGTCGTCCTCGGGCCCGAGCTGCTGGCGGATTTTGAGGCTGCCGTCGGCGTTGAAGATGTGCAGGTAAATCACCGGTAGCTCCTCAAAAGCGTGAACCGCGCCAGGTGGTTGCCGGTTGCGTACTGCTGCAGTGCATACATGTAAAGCGTGTGCGTGCCTGCAGCCAGGCCGGAGTAAAACGCCGGGATCGTCACCGTGCAGTCATCGCCGCCGGTGCAGGAGTCGTAGGACGTGTATCCGTCGATCTGCGCGCGCACCTCGAACGTGCCAAGGATGTTGCTGGTCGTGAAACCGTAGGTCAGCAGGATCGATGCGTTGCCGGCGTGCTCCATGGTGAAGGTGTAGGTTGCCCAGCTGCCGTTGGGTATCCACTGGAAGGTCGACAGAAACTCGGTTGCAGACTTCGACACGATATTGGCGTTGGCGATCAGCTGCCCATTGATCGTGATGCCTCCCGTCATGTCATAGACGATGTTGTTGACTGGCGTGCCAATGGCAAAGGTGCCGTTGCTGTTGAAGACAGCGCCATACCCGGTCATGGTTCCGGTACCGGACGGACCTACTGCAGGCGTAAGGCCATTTGAGACAGTCAGGCCCTCGGCGTTGATCGAGCGGGCTGAGATCGAGCCGTCAATGATCAGGGAGCCATCCAGGCCGAGCGCAGTCGTGCCGTTGACGGTGCCGAGTGACAATACGGCTTTTGGTGTTCCGGTTCCGTCTGGGTTGCAGATCAGGAACTTGTTGGCCAGGATCACGAAGGACCCGACGGTTCCATCGCTGTTGAGCTCGAAGCCGGTCACGTGGTTATTGACGTCCACCTTGACCGAGTACTTGGCATTGAGCGTGCCAAGGGCCGAGGCGTTGGCGCTGCTCTCGGTCTTGACCGCTGCATAGTCTCCAGTGTTGAGCCGGGCCTGCACAGTGCTGAGGGCGCTGGCATTGGAGCTGCTGGCGCTGGCGGCTGCGTTTGCCGTGCTCTGTGCGGTGGCGATGTTGGCAAAGGTGGTGCCGCCACTGTTGAGCTGCGCCTGCACCAGCGCGGTGGTGCTGGCGGCCGAGCTGATGGCATCTGCCTTGGCTGTGTCCACGTAGCTGACGCTGGCCTTGGTTGCGAGGCCGGTGCTGCCACTGTTGACTGAGGCTTCCAGGTTGGTGGCGCGGGTGGCCAGCGCCGACGTCTGCGTGGCGCGGGTGCTGGCCTCGCTGACGATCGATGCCGTATTGGTGGCGATGTCGCCCTCGGTCGTCGTCACCCGGGCGGCAAGCGCTGCCCTGGCGCTGGCCTCGGCAACGTCGGCATCCGATCGCGCAGTCTGCTCTGCGGTGATCGATGCGCCATTGGCGGCAACGGCAGCCGTCAGGGTGCTGATGTCCGAAGCGGTTGCAGTGTGCTGATCGGTGCGGACGATTTGTTCCTCAAGGAACGCGGCCACGTTGGCGCTGACATTGCCTTCGGTATTGGTGACGCGCGCCTCAAGTGCGGTCCGGGCGCTGGCCTCGGCGCTGATCGCGTCGGCGCGCGTCGTTTGCTCGCTGATGATCGCGGCCGTGTTGCCCGCCACGACAACGCCCAAGGCAAGCCTGGCAGTGGCCTCAGCGGCATCGGCTGTGGCGCGCGCGATGCGCTCATCGCTGATCTGCGCGGCATGCCCATCCACTACGGCAGCAAGGAATAGGCGCTGGGCGGCCTCGGCGCTGATGTTGGCGTCGGTGTAGGCGGTCAGGTCGTTGCGCGCCAGGGCGAGCGTCTGGGCGGCCAGGTTCGCGTCGGCTTCGTTGTTGAGGATCGAGCGCAGCAGCGTCTGGGCATCGATGTTGGCATCTCGATAGGCTTTATTGGCTTGCTGCACCATGCTGGTGATCGAGCTGGTATTACCCAGAGCCGACAGCGTTGTTTCTGCGCTTCCGAGTCGGGCATCGATGCCGCCGGTCACGCTGCTGAAGTCGGTGCTGCTGACCTTGGTGGCCACAGTGCCGGTCAGCGCGCTGATATTGGTCTCGGCCGTGGTGACGCGTGCTGTGGTAGCGGTCAGAGCGACGTCCGATGCCTTCAGCGACACGGCGGCGTTCAGGCTGCTGATATTGACTTCGGCCGTCGTGACCCGCAGGTCCATGCCCTCAAACAACACCAGATCGGCCGTGCCCAGCGTGGCCGCAGCGATGGCGCCGTCCACATACATGGTGCTGGCCTTGAGCGCGATGCTGCCGTCATGGGCATCAAGCCGGGCGTCAACGGTCGTCAGGTGCGAGTTGTTGGCTTCGACGGCGTAAATCTTGACTGTGCCTGTTGCCGGGTCGGTGTAGATGCCGGCATCGCTGATGACAGACAGCGATGTGTTGGTGCTGATCACGTCGCGCAACAGGCCGGCTGCAGATGCGTCGAGGTTGACCTGCACCTTGCGATTGAGCCCGGTCTGTATGGCGGCGAGCTGCGCCAGGGAATACGGCAGCGCCGGCTGCGCGGTGTTGCCGTCGATCAGGTTGATGCGGTCATTCAGGCCAGCCATTAATTCGGTGGCACCAATGGCGGCGTTGAGTTGGGTCAGGAGGGCTGATGGGTTGGTGCTTGGTGCTGCAGCGATGCCGGCGGTGGCGCTCAGTGGATAGAAGTCGCTGTCGTTGCCCGACGTGTCCACCACGCGGGCCCAGTAGTACCAGGTTTGTCCAGGCGTCAAGCCCGGATGCGCCCAGGCCTGCGCCGGGCTCTTGACGCTCGACAGCAGGTAGGCTGATGCCCGGTTGTTTGTGGTGGCACCCCATACCTCGATAAAGTCGCGGTCGATCTGGCTTGCGGTGAACGTCCAATTCAAGGTGATCTCAAACATACCGCCGACAGCCGTCAATCCGGTCAGAGGGTTCGGCTTGTTTCCGGCGAAGGTGTGGGTATACGCGGCAACGCTGGCCAGGGACTGCTTGGAC